TGTTAGGTAAGTTGTTATCTTTTATGTATTGTTCACGTAAAATTGCTGCGTTCATTGCCGAATCAGTATACTTACTAAACACTCTTTCACCTTTTACTTGTATTTGAGTGAACCAGCAATTTTTTAAGTGAGCTATACGTTTAGGTGCTGATACACCTACGTAACCTGATACGTTACTAGACAACAATAACTTTCCTTTGCTGGACTCTACCCTTCCAACAGTGTTATTTGTTGTATGTGGTAAATTGTTATCCCTTATATAAGTGTCGTAAGCCATAGCTGACTCCAAGGTAGTGTCGTAGTAGCCAACCTTTACTGTTTTTCGGTCAACACTTATAGACACTTCCCATTTACCATACTGCTTATTCCAACTTACCCCACGGAAACCAGACACGTTATGTTTATAAAGAACTCTTGTATTAGCAGATTGTACTGATTGATCTGTCCACCTACAGTTATCTGGAGAGTATCCTTTGTCATTATTTATACGGTCTATAGACAACTCTGGTGTGTAACCATTTTCCATTGCCCATAACATGAAGTCTTTTGTTGAGTTTAACCACAAATCACAGACTGTTATTCCTCTGTTTTTATAGTTAACTAGTGAGTGCTCTCCTGCTGTTCCGTTGCATCTGCACTTCATACCTACCAGTATTCTTTTAAGTCGTACACTAGACTTTTCCATAACTTTAAACCTTGTTTGCTAAACGTCTATGGTAGCATACTCTCTTTATGCTCTTGCAGCAACCTATAAAGCATTACCACAGAGCTTCCGTCAATTGCACAATATTCCAAGAAGTCTGTATCATTGATATTCTTGATATTGTAATCCTCATACATGCTCCACTTTGGATTGTAATAACCACCCATGAGCACTTTAAGTCCTACTTTAGCTTTCCAGTTATCTGCATTGTTTATGTAACATTTAGCAATTAACTGAGTGTCTTCAAAATTTACAGGAAGTTTTCCTGTTCTTTGATAGCATATTTTTAAATCAAAACCTGAGTTGTGTATAAGAAATTTGCCTTTGTATTTTACAATCCAATTCCAAATTGCCATTTCTGTTTTTTCATCATGAGCTATCAAAATAACACTCTCAGTACTAGTTATGCCAAATATAAAATGTGTAGTTCTTATAAGAGTTGGGTGGCTTAATCCAGAAGACTTAGCCACTTTTTTAACATTAATTAAAAAACAAGGATTAATATTTTTAGGATGTTTAAGAAGCTCTTTAGCTTCTTTTACTTGTTCTGCAGTGTAAATTGATCTAGTTTCTACATCAAATCCTAGTATTTTGTGCTCGTTAAGAACTCGTAAAATTTTGTTAATACTATACAGTGTGTTATAGACTTGATAATTTACTGTATTATAGGACATTAGATGTTTTCCACCATTTTGTTATAGTAAGTTATACCTATTTCGTACAGTTTTATTCTAACTTTTTTTTCTGTTACGTAAAATTTAGGAATACTTTTTAAATCTCTTACAACACCTGAAATAACACTAAGACCTAGTTTGTTATTGAATAACAATATATCAATATGATTTGGTTTTTCGTAAAAATCTTTTATTTGATCAGTAATGCGTATAAAACCAATACAACCAAATGGAAGAACAGTAAAATAGTTTTCTGGACTAAAAACTTGTAAATGTTTTAATTCTTCAGGCAAGTCACTAAGCATTATTGCTATGTCAGTATCATCGCAGTTGTCTAGCTCTAAAGATTGAGATCCAAACAATACTGAATTTTTGTTACGTAAAAGTTGTAAAGTTATTTGATGAACTGTTTTCATTCTGCAATACCTTCAATTAAAAGATTATTAAATTGTAAATAGCTGATTAACACTTCAGCACAAGTCATACCAGAGCTTTTTTCTACATAGTTATTTATGAAACTGCGGTGTTTTTCTTCGTAATTATTAATATCGTATTCTTCTGGTGCAAGTGATTTTGTTATCATTGCGTCATACATTGCACTTAGAAGAATTTCTATATCTTTACTTATTTCTTTTATATTCATTTTAACTTCCTATTTATACCCCCTAGTTTTAAGGAATAGTTGCTACCAGATAAATTCAGTGCTGTGAATTTGTATTGACTCAACTAAATCAGTTTTACAGTCTACAAAACGTATTTTAGTATCTACTATTTGGTTTAATTGTTGGAATGCTTCTTCTGGATCTACACCTGCATCTATTAAAGCGTACCATTCGTCTTTTGGTACAGAGTACTCAATATTATGTTCAATTATTGCTGTTTTTCTTGTAAATTTTTCTACTGTTAGCATTTCTATTTCAGCTTCTATATCAATCAAACCATCTAGTGAATTATCAAAATAACAACCTTGAATATTTTTGTTTAAATAGTCTGTGTTAAATATTGCATTTACATGAAACATTTCACCAGCTTCTAAGTAAGTTGCTGTTTTTTTGTTGCTGCATTGATGAAGTATTTCTTTTTTTACAGGCACTAAATTTTCAGTAAATTCAGACGTACCTGCGTAATCTATAAAAGGTATGTTTTTCATTTCTACACGTTTATAGTTTTTACGAATAGCTAATTGTTTTTTAGTTGCTTTTAATCTACGCAAAGATCTTACTTGCTTTTTACCTATGTATTTCTTGCCACCTTTAAATGTTATTTCGTAGACAATTGCTACACAGTACTCGTGTAAATCTTCGTGAAAATTAATTGGTGTTCCTTCATATTCCCACATAATGATTTTCCCATTCTTCGTAATTTTTGTACAAACTGTCGTACAGTTTTCCGTTTAACTTCATTTTATAATCTGACCAATAAAGATTTGACGGCAGAGCGTAAGATCTTAATTCTTTTGTGTCAATGCCTAATCTGTTTGCAACTATAAGCGTCCCGGGGAATACTTTAAGTTTAGTTTCAGCTAGCAATGCAATTCCATGAGTAATAACGTCAACAGCTTTTTTTCTACTTGCTGTAACAACTAACCTACCGCTATGAATAAAGTTATGACAGTAGTGGCATAAAGGCAGTATTTCTGTTACTTCACAAATACCTGTTTGATAATTTATATTCCAAGCTTCATGTCCTTCTAACCATTGATGTTCTTTAGCGTTTTCTTTATCTACACCACATGCAGCACATTTATAGCCATAGCATTCTTGTGCTTTAAACCTAGTTTTATCCCACCAAATTTTTCCTAAAAGTGTTCTAGGATTTAACCCATGTAAAGGTTTAGGAACATTAGATTGAGTAAGAATACTCACATCTGTAGGTTTTATTTTTTTGATTACACGTTTTGCAAACATTGTTATTCTCCATTTTTATTTTATGCTTCTAAAAATACAGAATCTAAAGTTTCATTTTTATTAAAAAATAAATCATCTTCGGAAACATCTGCTGCTTCTAAATAATTTACAATATCTAAATGACTTTTAAAAATTTCTTTTTTCATACCAAAAAATACAACACTTAAATAAACGTACTTATTTTTTTGATTATTTTTTACAACGTAAATACCTTCTAATTCTGTAATTTGAGTTGGGTGAGAGTAAATAGACATAATTATATCCTACGTAACGCTGGTGTAATTAAAGTATTTTCTAACCTATCTGTATCCATACTATCAGTCCAATAATCATTAATTTCATTAGCTAAATCTATGATGTATTCTTCAGTAGCACCAACGTCAATTGCGTAAGCTAGTGCTCTATAAAGAAATCTACTACGTTCACCTTTTTCTGCGTTAAACGCAAATTCAAAAGTAGTACGTGGATCATCTAATAATGCTTTCTTGCTAGCAGTAGGTAACTCTCTAGCTGGCTTTGGTTTATCACGTAAACGAATAGCAGCACGATCTAATAATGGCTTAACAGGTAAAGGAGTACCTTCTGTTTGACTGTGTATTTCACGATTTTCGTAAGAAAAGAATATAGAACTTTTAGGTAGATTATCTATAACAATACCTAGCTCAATACCTATTTCTTCAATAAATACAGACCACATACGATCTTCAACATCTACTATAGAATCTAGCTCTATAAGCACACGAAATTTATATTCGTTATCTGGATCACTAGTTCTAGCAATATGATGATTATACTCGTTTAATAATGTATGCGTTTCTAAATCAGTTAACATAGATTTATCAATATCAAGTACAACAAACTTGGCACCACCTTCAATATTAGACTTTGACCTAATACCACCTGCAAACCTAAAAGGACTATAAGCAGCGTTAGATTCTAGAATACCAGAAGGTAATTCTTCAAACTTAGCTTCTTCATAAGTATACCCTTTTGAGCAGTTTACCTTCATGTACTCTTTCATGTCTTGTGTCATGATTACAGCACCTGCTCGAATAACTTATATCCTAAAGGTTTAAAGTCTTCGTCATTTTTAGGTTCAAACCAATCATACTCATGGTTATCATGTACCCAAATTTTTTTAGGTACTGGCTTAATTCTGTAGTTTTCTTTAGAAAAATCCCAATTAGGGGCATGACTTAAATCTCTCCAAATATTATTAACATTTAACATTTGAATAGTTTTACCATTAATGTACCCTATTATTACATCTTTAACATGTTGTGCTGATACAATACTCATTTTTATTCCTAGTTTAATTAATTTTATTTTGGTAAACATCCTTTCAATTCAACAACAAAATCTTTTAAAAAATATCTGAAAGATTCACGATAAGTAGTAATAGAAACTGTTGTTGCTATTGTTGTTGCTATAAACCATATAGGAAAAATTATTATATGGCATAATACACACAAAGGTATTAATACAGTTATTGATAAAGTCCAAATTAAAAATAGTGACATTTTATTTTCCTAAAATATAATATAAGAAACTCCGATTACATCAGTTTTCATAGTTTGCTGATAACTGATTGAATCTGGGTTACCTGTGTAACTGGCTTCTTGGTCGTAACTGTTAACTAATGTTGCTAAATCTAATATTTTATTCTTAGATGAGCCTGTACCAGTTATATACCCCATTTTACGTAAATCGTGAAGTGACATAGTAAACTTGCCATCTTCTGCATTAGTTGCACATAAATCAGCTAATTGCTCATAAGGTTCTTTAATTAACTCTATTTCAAATAGTTTTAAGTCATCTGATAAAAATTCAACAGTATTTATAGCGTAAGCATAAGTTTGTTCTGATACATGATCTTCATGATTTAGTATTGCATAACTACCAGCTAACTTTAAAGCTAGCCATTGTTTGTGCCTACGGCTAAGTTTTGATATTGGGTACTTATTTGATAACTCATCAGATTTCATAGAGTTGTATTCCATATAAACATCAAATAGTTTATTAGCGTCTTTGCTCACAGTTAAAGGTTCTTGATTTGTTACATCTACTAAATTTGAAGTAAAGTTGTTTAACTCTTCTTGACTAGCTACTACACGATCACGTTCTTTTTCTCTTATTTTATATAACTCTTCTACAGAGTTTATTTGTTTTCTTGGAGAAGTTCCGGGTGTAAACGAGAATATTGATCTTCTAGCTAATTGTGTATTAAACACAAGCTTAAACTTTGATTTTACATCATTATTAAATAGTAAAGCTTCTTGTGAGCCAAACAGTAAAGCGTTTACAGGTAAACTTAATATTGAAGCTGTTTGATTTTCTGAAGATTTAATTATTTTTGCTGCTATAGCACCTAGATCATAAGCAACAGAAATTACTTTAAAAATTTCCATAATAGATCCATTAGTTTGTAACTCACTACCAATTTCAGTGCTCATGATACTTCCTGCACCTAAAGGGTTTGACTCTATACTAGCAAAATGGCTTGTTAGCCCTTCAACAGTGCCAAGACCAGCTTGTAAAGGCTTAGGTGCTGAGTAATATTTTTGCCAATCTTCTCGTGACTCACCATGTATTATAGCGTCATTCTTAGCTTTTTCTTCAGCATACTCTTTACGTTTTTCTTCTAGTTTATAATAAGCTTCTTTTAAAGATTTTCTTACAGCATTTACTGCTTTATCTTTACCTTCGCCAGAACCACACAAAGCAAACGTAATAGCATTAGTAGGAACTAATGTGCCGTCAAACAACACTATAGGTTTTCTTAGGTGTGAAGATAAAGTAACTAGTTCAGAAAGAACAATAGCTAATTTTAGTTTAAAAGGAGCTTCACCAGATATAGTGTTTATACCTTTTTTAACAATAATAGGAAAATTTGATAAAGATGAAGTTTTG